AGCGTTATTAAAAAGCGTCCACAGAACAAAGGCTCCAGTAATCCAGCTTTTTCCCACTCCACGGAAAGCTTGTATTTGAAGACGTTTAGGTCCATGCTGAAGATAGTCTGCGATTGCATATTGTGCACGTGTAGGGTTAGGTAGATCAAGCTCCGCCCACAAGGCTTGTAGGAAGAGCTTAAAATCATTCTTTAACAGTTCTAATGTATCCATCGTTTCTCCACGTTTTAGGGCCATTTGGTTTGTCTAGTAGGTGTTGTTTTACTGTAAAATTAGACCGATCCTTGACAAACAATGGATCGTGTACAAGCGATTCATATTGTATATCAAACCACCGTTCTTGAGGTAACTCATTCTTGAGTTGGTCAATATAAGTATAGCAGTGGCCAATATATGCACTATAAAAATTAGGATCATCTGTATAATCTTTACACCATTCAATCCGCTCCATGCTTTTAATAATATCTTGTTTATTGCGATACATAAAAGCAAATTGAGCAGTAGGGTGATAAAAAGCTAACTCTAATACAGCTTTTAAAAGAAAAGGAGCTTGAACAACTGAGTTATCTGGAATGTTAATCGAGTATTCAAGCTCATCAATAAAAATCCGTTTAGTCTGTCGTTCTATAATACGAGCAGCTAGCCGTGAACCGGCTCTCTGTGGACCTGTAACAATGATAGGGTGGGTCATAGGTACAATCTAATGTAGGAGGTGGTAATTAAAACCTTCTTTGTGAGTATTGTTCTATAGGTGTAAAACCAAGTTGTTGGGAAGGTGACATGACCATTTCCTCTTCCATAGGTGCTGCAAAAGTTAATTTAACAGAACTTCTTGCAAAATCTAGTTTTGGTACTTTAGGTATTCTAGTAGTTCTAGGTTTAGCAATTGGAATACCTTCACCTGTTTTTATACCTGATACATCAAATTCAGGTGGTACAGCTTGTGATGTAGGTAGCTGTGTAATAGGAGCGGGGCTATCTGTACCAGTATATCTATCACCAGATATATTTACATCTTGTGCGCGTAAATCAGATCTTACTCTGCTTTGAGCTTCAGCTTGTTCAATAGGAATCCCTGCATCTACATCCATAGCCCCTTGAACGTCTAAGTTACCAATAACTTTTTGTCCTTCTGATTCTAAAATTGCTTCATAAAAATCAGTAACCCAATCTGGAGGAATACCAAGTCTCCTCATATCACGTCTTGAAATTCTAGGTTTCTCACCGTGGGCTACATTTTCTACACCAATTTCAGGACGCATAGCACGACCTGTAGTTGGACCACCGCCCATAGCTGTGTCTACATCAAAATCTTTAGCACCTTGAAAATGCCCTTCGTGGTAAGCACCAACAGAACCAACTTCTGAAGACATATCAACTCTTTGTCTAGTTGCTTCTGCTTTACCTTTACCTGTAGTAGTTTTATACCATTTAGCTACTGTTGGACCGTAATTTTGTTCAATCCAGTCTAAAAAAGTAAGTGGTATTTTTCTAACGCCTTTTTTACTAGGGTCTCTAGCCATTAATTAATATACTCCATAAGTAAGTGTTCACGGAGTTTATTAACTCCAAATTTAGCTCTCATCCATTTCAGGACGTGAGTACTTCCTTTTTCCTGATTACATTGAGTGCAGGCGCATACAACATTCGTTGCAACATCCCTTCCACCGCGAGAGCGAGGGTGAACATGATCGATAGATAGGTTACTAAGGTCATAAGTTTTTCCGCAATAAATGCAAGTGTGGTCAAAATGTTCCTTAATAGAGCGCCTCCACAGGCGCTTGGCTTCTGGAGAGGTCATAGCTATTAAGTTGAAAAGGTAATCGTCAGGAGTTGGAAGTAATGGGGTCATGCTCGGCCTTTACGTGCTCGGTTTTTAGATGCTTTTTCAAGGAATGTTTTACCATTCTTTTTGTGTGATACATCTTTACCGTCACCATTGCCATAGGTTCCCCGTTTTCTGTTTTCTTTGTTTAATGCAGATCGTTTCTTGATCTGTAGTTTAGATGAGTCGTACCGTTTTTGATACGACTTATAGTTACCGTTAGCGTATTTAGCACCGCTGTGTTTAGACGTGCGAGCCATGTAGCCTCCGTTGTACTAACTCAGGGTTAACCTGGGGCATCACTGCTGCCAGTTTAGACAGTGGGCTACCTTCTAAGGCAACACCACTGATATCATTAGTCTTGAGCCAGTCGCAAGCTGCTTTAAGATCAGCTGTAGAAGCCTCACCTGCTTTAATACGGGTAAGAAACTCCTTAGTAACTAGATTATGCAGCTCGTTAAACTGGTCTTCTGTAGCTTTTTTCTTAGGCATTTCTAAGTACGATTTGGTCTAGTTTACCTTCAATACGTATCATGTGATCTTCCATCCGGTCAATCATTGACTTGAGTTCTGATTTAGAGACGTAATCCTGAGCAACAGTCAGTTCTACGTGGTCGATACGACGATCAAGGCTACTGATACGTTCATGTACGCTATTAATTCGTTGGTGTAGTCTGTTGTTCAGTGTTGCTCCCGCTGCTACTACTGCTATCGAGAGCGTTACTATCGCTTCTATCATTTAGGGATACGATTGGGATGATGTCATGACACAACACTTCTACTCTGCTACCGGGTCTAAAAGTAAAACCGGCTTTCATAATCTCTGTACATTTCAGGGCACGAACCATCTCGTAGTTTAAGCGCATCTTTTGTTCGTGTCGTCTAGCAATTTCTTTACACTGCTCTATCATACCACCGTCAAGTGGGATCATAAAGTTAATCTGTGCTCCGTAATTGTTAGACCGAACATAACCATCAGACTCCATAGGTATCGTGTCGTTGCCCATATAGAACGGGCTAAACGTCATCGTAGATCCATTACAAGAACTATTGGCTCCAAAGATTTGTCGTGATGGTGCACCATTGTTCTGGAACTGCACAGCCTGATTAGTAACATTTCCCGTTGCGGCTGCAACTGGGGATGAAGTATTTTGTACTTCAGGTTCTGCAAATGCAGGTGTTACTGCGAGAAGATAGAAAGCGATGTAGTAGTAGAAGTTTGGTCGATGCTTTCTGTGATATCGATTGTTTCCACTACGCCTGCTGAACGTGTTGTCAGCTCTAGAGTCCAAGGATCTCCAGCCGTAGTTACGGAAAATGTTGTACTTTCTCCAGCGATATCGGAACTGGGTGTAACGTTTGAACCACTCCATGATGAATAATCACCACCCATGATTTCTTGTTCGATTGTTCGTTCAATGTCAACCGTGGTGGTGGTAGTCGATTGCATTGACCCCTGAGTAAACTGTGGGGTAACAGACTGAGCAGAAACTGGAGCAGCTAATAGCATTAACATTAATAGCTTCTTCATTCCTTTTTTTCTCGTGTAATTGAAAAGGTTGCGAGGGTGCCGCTTAAAATTGATGCGACATAAGTGGGATCCATCTTTGGCATCCATCCTGCATAACTTGCAGTTAAGAGTCCTGCTGACCAGCAGAGGACGACGAACTTGATGAACTCACCTTTTTTGTGATCTTTGTCCATGTCTGTTTAAGTATTGGCTTCAAAGCAGTTACAGTCCATTTAAAGACTGCTGTTGCTGTAAGGGTGGCTGCAACAGACACGGTGGCAGTAGTACCAGCCGTGACAAGTATTTCGTTAGACGGGAGAGGCATCGTGACATCCGTAAATGGAATGTCTATCTCTCGTGTGTCTTGAGGTATGTCCGGTAGTTTTACCGGAGGTGGTTTAGGTTTTGGTTTCTCTTTGTCGGATTCTGTAGTTCCTTTGACTCCCGGAGGTGGCCTGAGGTCGCTAGGAGGTACCACAAGCGGTCTGTATGAGGGCAAATCCGCTCGTGGGACATCTAGTACCGGACGGGGTAGAAGAAGGGGCTCAGGGAGCCGTATAGACGGTAGTACCGGTGGCTCACCTAAGTCCATTATTTGCTAGGGAATAGACCGTTGCGGATAAATTCCACAGCTTTATCATCTACATCGTTATCTGTAGACTCAGCTAACTTGGTCAGCATATCTACGATGAGTAGCTTAACCTTTTGGGATTGAAGAAAAGAAAAGAGAATCGGACGGATAAGTGTAATCATGTTCAGCTCCAGGGTGTGCCGCTGGCTTTGGTTGGTGTTTTTTGTTCGTCGAGTTGTGCCTGCAATGCAGCTTCAACTTCAGTTACTTTTTCAGCAGTTAGCTGTGATTTAACCCAGCCAACCACAACTTCTTCAGTGAGGTCAGCATAAGCAACTAATGTGTCAGGTTTCTCGAAACCAATAGAACCGTATGCACCTGCTTTATAGGTTTCATCAGATGCTTCTACAGTGTAGTGAGCAGTAAAAACAACCCCGTATGCGGTTTCACGCTCAAGTTGTGAGATAGACCAGGTGTTAGTTGTAGCCATGTTTAATAAATAAATGTGTTTTGTTTAAAGCCCCACGTTGCCATGGGGCGGTTGCCGATCAAACCTCAAGGGCTGCAACTTTGGTTTTAAGTGTATCCACCTCAGCAGACAGCTCTTTAATTGCGTTGACCAGCACAGGAATTAGCTGGACATATTCCATGCCAAGTTTTGTCCGATCACCTTCTTCATGATTTGGCAGCGGCTCATTAGTATTAAATACAACCTCAGGAATAATCGACTCAACCTCTTGAGCAATAAAACCGAGCTTATTGGTGTCAGGCTCAGTTTTTAGCGCGTATTGCTTGGGTTGAAGTTGTTTGACCTCAGCTAAACCGTAAGCAACATTTGCCCCTACATTTTTTAGTCTTTCGTCTGAAGTTTGAGTGCCAATAACTGTACCGCTAGTGGTTCCTGTATGAGTGAAAGTAATGCTGGTTCTTGCAATACCAGAATTATCAAACCAAAAGAAAGACTGGTTACCATCTTCTTGATTGAGTTCTAGGTAAGCAACAGGATTTGTGATGCCAGAGTGTTTTGCTACTGAAACCTGAAGAGTTCTGCTAGGGCTAGAACATTTAGCCAGAAAACGAACAACCTCATTATTTGCTAAAGACCCCGTTTCAGCTAATGTTGTGTTATTGCCAGACGCTCTAGAGCTTTGAGTATATCCGTGGGTTTCGATACTGCTAGAAGTCCCCAACAGCAGCTTGCCCGAGCTGTCGATTCGTAGGCGCTCGGTATCATTAATCTTGAACGCCATATTTGTAGACGTTCCAGTGTTAATAATGGCGTCACTTCCTGCAAAGAACTCAATAGAAGT